ATCATTTAACTTAACTGTTCCCGTTCCGTCAGACAATAACCCTGTACCTCCATTAGTTCCATCTCCCATAACATGTATTACTTTACAGTAAATATTTTTTGTTGTACCATAACCATTTGAACTGATAAGAGAATTATTCTCTTTAGTATTAAAATAATATCCATCAGGAGCAGTAAATTTAAGAATACTTCCGGGCAAAACTGATTTTAAAAGAGTTGTTGTATAAGTCCCCAATTTACTAGCAATTAATGGTGTTGCGTTATTTCTTAAAAACCCAGTAGACAAATTAGTTTCAGATGTAACTGATCTCCAAGATACATTTAAATCATCTGTTAATATTTTTGTGAACTTACTATAATAATAATCTCTTAAAGAAGTTTTACTCATAAAGTCATATAACTGATTATATATTACAGACTCTATATCTGTTTTAGTATCAAACTTAAATTGAAAATTATCTACGTATTCTTCTTTATACAAAACTCCATCATCAGCAAACAAATTTGTCTTACTATATTTTCCAGTAGGATCAACTAAGTCAAAATATCTACTAATTCCACTACTAGATCTATTAACAGCTTTAACCTTCATGACCTGCTGACTTACACTAAAGGGACTAATATTATAATCCTCAGCAGTAATCATTCTATTTTGAGTATAATACGTGCTAGGTGCTTTTTGCTTTACATCATTAGAACTCTCTGTTTCAGTACTATTGTTAACACTTGTAACAAGGCTTAAACTTAAGATAATTGTTTCTGGTTTGTTAAAATTGCTAATATAAGGAATCTCGATACTGATATTTCTCATATCCCTAGGATTAATAATATAAGAAACACCCTCACTAGTTCTATAATAAACTCTAAAAGTTCCCAATGGAATGTTTCCGAAAACACCGTCACTAAATTGTAAAGTGACTCTATCTCCAACTCGAGTAAGCACACTATAGAAATTTCTAATTGATTTTTCTAAACTATTATAGATAACATTATTACCTTCTAGGCTACTTAACTTTTTCCAATATTCTACTTCGGCGCCATTTTGAGCTAATTTATACAACCATACATCAGTATCATTAATGTTGTTAGCATCTATATCTAAAGTTTCATTAGGAGCAGGTTGGCTAAATGTAAATGTGCCTTGGTTAAGTTGCCCTTGCTTAAACAACATAAAAAATCCAGTATTTGAGCTTGCGTTTCCTTTGCCATCATTCCTATACAAAAATGCGAATCGATTACCTAAAGAAGGAGGCTCTTCATAGATTTCATCCGAGTCTTTAAAAGAAGAACTAACAATTTCAAAACTCATAGATCTTCCATCTATGTTTTTATCGAAACTAAAAATAGGAACATCTAGATTTGTGCTTTGAAATCTATACTGCTCTGTAGGGATACCATAAACTGTTTTTTTATCTTCTGGGCTACCAAATTGCCTAGTAGCAGGTAAGGCAGCGTTAATAACTTTGATAAACTGGTCATACCAATTTAAATTACTTGGGTCATTCCAAGTAATTACTTGCCCTACTAAATTACGATTATTGCTATCTAAAATATTTTGACTAGTTTGAACACTTGTAATTTTTAATACTCCGCTACCAGGAATATTTCTTTTTACGTTATAACTCAATAATCTTGCAAGTCTTAAAACACTTTCTCTTCGCTCTGCTAATTCTAAAAAATTATCTCTACTGTTAAGATCCACTCTATAGGCTATACTTTGTCCTAAAAAGCGATAAGGTCTATAAGTGCTAGATATTCACTACTTTCTATGTAATCATTAAAATCTTCAGGAAAATTTTCCCTTATATAGGCTATCATTACCCGACGCAGGTTCTCAAAATCATAGCTTTGGAAATCTGCATTTCGGAAACTTTGATATATTCTACGCCAATCTTCGGCCACTAATAATCTATTTTGTCTATCAGTTATTGACATGTTTATTCCAGTTTTTTATATTTATTTTAAGTATAAACTACACAGTTAACCTATAACAATACCATTATTTTGATCAAATCTTAACTGTAATGCTTCTTGTATATTATATGGATAATACGTAAGAACACATTCAATCTGTATACCATATTCATAACTTGTTACAATGACTTGCTCGGCTCGCGTTCTAGGATCATAATTAATAATACTTTCAACATTTTTAACAATTACATCCTTAAGCCCATCTGTTAAAGGTTCAAATAAAATATCCCAAATAATCGTTCCAAAATCAGGACGTTCTAACCTTTCGCCCATTCGAATATGAAAATTATTAATTAAGTCCTGTTTGATCAGCTGAAGGTCATATAGACTAAAACTAGCAGCATCTTCACTTACTGTGCTAAATCCTCTATAAGTTTTACTTCCAGGAAGACTTTTTGTCTTAGCATTTGTCAATACTATCTTATCATAAAGTTTATTACTGGCTGTCATTTAACCCCAACTCCCTTCATCATCAGAGGCTGCTTCAACTGGAGGATTACGTTTAAAAGTATCAATACTTGTTGTATATTTTCTCCAATGGCTAGCAACTTCTTTTTCATCAGCGCCTTTGTACCTAAATGGGGCAGAAGTTCCCCTAGGATCATAATGATCACGCTGTGTAGGTTCTGGCTTAACAAGTTCAGGATCAAGATGCTCATGATGAGGATATGGCTCAGGAGTAGGCATACGACGCATAATCACATCTCTCGTAGTTAAACTCTCCCAGGCATCTTGGCTTGGTATCTCAGGCATCGATATAGTTTTAAGTTCGCAAAACAAAGTTCCTTTAGCACTAATTCTTGCTTCTTCAGGGTGCTCTGGTGGCTCTGCTGGTGTTGCTTCAGGTGCTTCTGCGGCAGTGGCAGCAGTAGCTGCCCCTGGGCCATTCATATGAATTTGCGGAGCAGTTTCAATTATATTACCGCCAGCTTTTGTTTCGTTCGTGCCACCGCTAGTTGTATAAACATGTCCACCGGCTTTCATATCCATATTAGCACCAGAAAATAGTGTATAGTTAGCAGGAGTATGAACATCCATATTGCTATCAGAATGAACCTTAAGAGTGCTGTTTGTATGAATGTTCATTTCGCTTTGACTGAACAGCTGATAATGTCCACCTTCAACCCTAATGTCCATACCTCCTTGATTAGTGTGCTCGTATGTGCTTTCTGTCTTTAGATCATAATCTCCATCTACTTGTGTTTTAACATATCCTGTAATATGGTGATCAACATTGTGGCCATTAATATGCCATATACGCATATCTTTATTAATAATTACATCAACTCTATCAGGTGTTGCCCCGTTAACATCTTCCACAGGAGTAGTAATATCTCCATCATTAGCTACTGGATTACCCGGATCATCTTCTCTAGGAGTAAAAGGAGCAAACTGAGCCCCAGATGCTCCTTGCCCTGCTGTAAAACTTACGCCTTTGGCCACACGCCAGTCCATTCTTCCATCAATATTATGAGTGTAATCTGTGGCATAATATTTTTTTACATGATCATTAACAGTTTGACGATACTCTTCTTCAATTGTTTCATCTTTTCTGGCACGAATATGAATTTTTTGATCTTTATCTACAATTAAAACTTGATCTTTTAAGACATGTGTATGCATTTCGCCATGTACTTTGATATTAAAGTTTTGAAAAACTTCTAAATTAAAATCTCTATCACAAATAAAATTAAAATCTTGTTTAGTTCTTATGCTTATGCTATCTTCTGCAAAAACGTCTATCTTGCCATCACTGGTCAATTCGATCCAAGCAGTACCCCTACTGTTACAAATGTAAATTAAATCCTCACTGTTATGCATCAAAATCTGATGGCCGGTTCTTGTTCTTAACCTAAACAACTCATTATGTGGTCTATCCCTTAAACCTGTTTCCCCTTCTTCTACATTTTTATAGTCAGGCGGACCTTCAGATGGATGAACAGCACGTTCCCATTTATCATCTCCGTCGTCCATGACAAAACTACTTCCACCTAATCTACTGACAAAGGCATTGTTAATCTCACTTTCTGCTTTGCCAACTTTACCTGTCTTACCTGATTTATCTGTAGGTCCTGGAGTGCTAATTCCAAATACCATGCTAGGAACTTCTCTACGAGCACTACTTGTAGTGATACCTCTAGTATCATCTTTTAATAACCCTTGCTTTTCTAAAAACTTTGCAAAAGGATGCTCTGGCTTAGGCTTTTTAGTTCCATCTTCATTGCCTTCGTGAATTTTTTTGTTATATTCAGTACCTGGAACTCTAGTTTTTTCTCTGTCAGTTTCTCGACTCTCATCTACAATATATTCAGTGGCAGCGAAACCCGGTGTGCTAAAATTCATATTTTGCTCCATAACAGGAGCACCTATCCAGTAACCTTTCTTTTCATCGCCATTTAAAAAAATTACAACGACATAAGACCCTACATCTGGAGGAATCATCCAAAAGCCATAACTCTTTTGTGTTTCATTATGAGTATCTGGACTATTTCCCATAAAGTCATATTTTGTGACTCCGTAAAATGGACTTAAATATTTTACTTGTCTTATTTGCGCACCACTTTTCTCGTTTCCTCCTACTTCACGCATTAACTGTACTTCTAAAATTCCGTTATAAGTCTGATCTACTACACTGACTACCCTGGCTAAGCAGGGAGAGCCGTCTGACACTTGTGCATTAGGACTACTTCTATTATCTTCACTCATAGATCTGTATCTCCTAATTCACTTGCATATTCTTCTTGTTCATACGTTGCCTCTAATGATCCTTGCCATTCTGGAGCACCTTCACTTAATCCAATTTCCGATAAATCTGCTTCCTCTAGTTCAGTTAATTGCTCTGGACCTTGTTGATCATCACCAGGAGCATCATTCTTAGACTGAAGTAATTTTCCTTCTGCACCTTTGTTATCTTGATCGGGTACTCTAATTAGTGTAAGTTCTTGTGTAAATTTACCTTTGGAAAATATACTATTAATGTTTAATACTCTAAACAAACCGCTAAACTGAAATTGGCTATCAGGAGGTCCAAAATCATACATACCATCCCAATTAGCGTTAGTCCTATTACTTGGATTTTGATCAACTGGTGTTCTGAAATACACAGCAATATATACTTCTCCACTTTCATAATCCATTTCTCTATCACCATTTACACTTTGCCTAGCAGTATGACTGGATCTATAATTTCCTGTGCCACTGCTTACAATGTAAAAAGGATCACCTAATATGGTCATGTTTAAATTTAACATGTCATATCCTGTAGTTACTAAGTCATGAAACTGTCTTGCTGCAAGTGTAACAGGATCATCTTGCTGAAATGCACTACCTTTTCCTGCCGTTCTTGTTTTAAGTACATTAAGCCCTGCTTGACTAGGAACTTTTTCTACCTTAGTTGTACCTTCTGGAGTTTTAGCATCTTCTTTGCCTATGTGCTCTTGATTGCTTCCGCCATATGCTTGAGCCGTTTGCTGACCTTCGCTAAGTTTTCCTTGATCTGCTGTCAATGCTTTATAAAAACCTGTTTTAAATTCTAATCTTAAATCTAAAACATCCAAATTCTGCCCTGTATAAATGTAAAAATATTGTTTTACTACTTCTCTCCACTTATTTTCTACACCTGGATTTTTTGTGTTAACATTAGTAAATTTTTGAGCATCTACAAGATATTCTTCTATTCTGTATACAGTTTTCTTTGGACAATAACCAGTTACAGGATCTTCGGTTCCTTTAAAATAATGTTTTACATCAATCCTCCACCATCTAATTTGTCCTTGTGGAGTCCAATTTTTTAAAGCATACTTAGGATATTCACTGGTTAAAATAACTTGATTAATAATATCAGTTACTAGTTGACCTTGATCAAATGTGAATACACCGTTGCTAGGATTTATTTTCATTTTGCCTCGTTTATAGACTCCATTTTCATAGACAAAATTATCTTCTGCAAAACCATTGCTCCCTGTGTTATAATTACTAAATCCAAGATTACTTGCACCCATTTTATTAAGACTTTCGTCATTTCTTGACTCGTCTGGAAACACAATATCTATTTCATCATAAAATTTTGTAGTATTCTGTTTAACTCGTTCTTTGTACCATTGGTTAATAACATGCTTTAGACTTTTTTCACTTTTTCTTAATAATTGTTCCACTGTTTTAGGAACATTTTCATCACAAATAATTTGTGTATCTGTTTTAACTTGAACATAAGCATCACTAAATCCAACTTCGTTATAAGGATATGCTTCTACATCGTAGGTACATCCTTTGTTACTAACATTCATTTGTATTTCGCGAATCTTCAATGGTATATATTTTCTACTAATTCTAGATTCAATGTTTAGATTATCTGGGTCATGATGCCCTGTAAATTTTATTGTTAATAAAATAGGAACATCTGCATAGTTCATATATCCTTGTTTTAAGGCTGCGACCTGCAACGCTTGGAAAAATAATCCCATACTGTATGGCTCAATAATTTGAAAACTTAAATTTAAAGCATTAGTATTACCAGTGCTTTCATTTAACCCTGCCACACTAGTAATTCTTAAATTTTCAATATGATAGTCTAATTTCCCGGAAGCAGTTTGTACTAACTCATCTTCTTTTACTGCTCCTGCACTAGATAGTATAACTTGTCCAAGATCTCCTCCTACATAAGTATAATTATTATACTGACCTTTACTTAAAACGCTCAACGTAAAATGGTAATTATAGATACTATAATCAAATAATTCATTTTCTAAAATACCTTTGTCAGACGCTTTTACTTCTGGTAGTGTAAAGCCTTGAGAAGAATTACGATTTAGACCAGGAAAAAGTTTACTACCAAACTCTCCCGCTCCAGTCTTTGGATCAAAACCTGCTTTAAGCGCATTAGATAACCCTAAATTTGTTTGTCCTAATTGTGCCATTTGTTTAAGATTGTTAGCCATGTTGTTAGCAACCGCAGTAAATCCACTAGTAACCTGCGTAACATTTGATAAAACATTTCTGTTACTAGAGTTTAATGTATTGGCAACATTAAGAGCAGTATTAAGAAGACTCATTATATTCCTAAACTTTCTTTTATATTAACTTTTTTAGGCAAATATATTTCAACACCTGGAATAAAATCATATATAGGATCTGTGATAACATCCATATTGCGTTGCGCAAATACCCACCATAATTTAGCATCATGATAGATATCATAGGCCAAAAGATCGGGTCTATGTGTATACTGTGCTTCAATTTTATAAACAGGATCGTCGGCCTCTGCTTTAATTGGCCTAATTCTAAAATAACTAAGATAGTTATTAACAATAGGGGTTCTATGCCACGGGCTATTATCTTTATATTCTGCCATTATAGATATCCTGGTTTACTGTCAACATACTTGCCTTGAACAAACTCGTCTAAATTAAATCTGCGAACTTTTTGTCTACTCCAAACTGGTTGACAGGCTACAGTAATTTGACTTTTAACTGGAACATGAGTTTTACCTCCTGTGCTAAAAGGAGCACTGCCACCACCAGTAGATCCTTGTAACATATTACTAACACCATTTACTAAATTAAGTGCTCCAGATGCTGCACCAAGTGATCCAGCCGCTTTACTTTTTCCTAAGAATCCTGCTACGCCCCCCAGAGCCCCCATCATATTTGCAGCATTTTCAACGGTTTGTCCTTTTCCTCCGCTGGCTGCTCCAAATCCTGATGTTGGACCACTAGTTCCTACTGTTGTTGCAATATAAGCAACATCTTGGGGCAATTCACATTGAAAACTAGTTATAATAACAGGCACATTTTTAAAAACATAATCTCCATAAGCATTAAGATAAACCATAGGTGGAGGATTTCCTGCATCAATGCTATCACCTGTAAACATTTTTGTTACACTTCTGAGGTAATGAATAACAGCAATCCAATATTGTGCTTGTATAGCATCCTCTACATTAAACGGACCTGTTATAGAAATACTGCTAGCAGTCGAATTTACATAGTTAAAATAGGCATAATTCTGATGAGTAATAGGGGTAGTATCATAAGAAGCGGTACCGGATATTGCAATTGTTGGTGTATAAGGAAAAACTAATCCGCCTGCATTAACCAAAGGCTGTAGCACTGGACTTTGTCTAAAATCATAGTTTTGCGGAATGCTTAACCTTACTCTCCAATCATTTTCCTCTGCATCGCCGCCCATTTGTACATTACCAACTGAACTTTTATAACTTGGATTGGCAGCATTTGGCACATTCATACTTCGTAATGCACTAATCATACCTACAGGATTAGATAAATTATTAAGTGCCCCTGCTAATTTGCCTAAAGTACTGTTTTGTCCTCCAAACCCAGATCCTAGAGTATTGGCTACAGTACCTACAGTGTTCAAAACACTGCCTACTTTATCGAACAAACCCATAAAAAACTCCTTAAATTATTTAGTTGACAAAATTAACTGCGTAGTTTATAATAAGAGAAAGGATTTATATGACAAAAATTAACTATCTTAATAATAAAGATTTACTTGATGAAATCCATAAAAGCAAAAATACTTACTGCTCATTTACTCAAAAAGAATATCATCAATACGATATAATACTTCCTACAATAGATCGCATAAACATCAGAACAATTGCAGAAGCCAAACGAAATCGTGCTAAAAGATTAGGTCAACTTGAATTTGAACAACGTAAAATGGCTGGAGAGAAAATAAAACAGGCCGACTGCGAAGTTGATTACAAAAAAATTCCCAAAACAGATTTAGTATTTAGGATTATGACATACGAACATATTCCGGTTAACGCTACTAGAAAAAAGAATCCTAAAACAGAAGCAGATGGACGAGACAAAGTTAACTTTCCTCCGTTCCAGCACTGGAAATTTAACGACGAGGATATTCTGACCTGTGTTGGAAAAAGTCACTGGAAGGGAAGTGTTGAAAAAGGAAAATTTAACAAAGAGCATGGTCAAATCACTAACAACCTAGCTCGAATGTACATCAAATTATGTGAACGTTATGCTACTCGTGGTAATGTAAGAGGATATACTTATAACGATGAAATGAAAGGCCAGGCTATACTTCAACTTACACAAATTGGTCTACAGTTCGATGAAAGCAAGTCAAATAATCCGTTTGCTTACTTTACAGCGGCTGTGACTAATAGCTTTGTAAGAATTATCAATATAGAAAAACGTAACCAAGTTATACGTGATGACCTACTAGAAATGAACGGCATGAACCCAAGTTATAGCAGAACTAGTGAAGGTGAACACGCAGCAGCATTGAAACGATATGAGTATAATGAAGATTGACCTTAAAATTTATATCAGTTATAATAGGTCAACGGAGGCTAGATGAGTAATCTATTCGATAAAGTAGCACTATTTACAGACATACATTTTGGTTTAAAATCAAACAGTCATACACATAATCAGGATTGCCTAGATTTTGTTGATTGGTACATTGAACAGGCGAAATTTCATGGATGTGATACTGGAATGTTTCTTGGTGATTGGCATCATAATCGTAATAGCCTTAATATTACTACTATGGATTATAGCCTTAGAGCGTTAGAAAAACTCGGAAAAGCATTTGATCAGTTTTTCTTTTTTCCAGGCAATCACGATTTATACTATAAAGACAAACGAGACATTCATAGCGTAGAGTTTGGTAAGTATGTACCAGGTATAACCATTGTAGACAAGCCTATGACCATAGATAATGTAACTATGTGTCCTTGGCTAGTAGGTGATGAGTGGCGTAAAATACAAAACAATAAAGCACAATACATCTTTGGGCACTTCGAACTGCCTTTGTTCTATATGAATGCCATGGTTCAAATGCCTGATCATGGAGAAATACAATTAGAACATTTTAAACAATACGAACGTGGCTTTAGTGGACACTTCCATAAACGACAAAACAAACAAAATATGATGTACATTGGAAACGCATTCCCCCATAACTACTCGGACAGTTGGGACGATGAGCGAGGAATGACAGTAATGACATGGGGAGAAGATCCTTGGCATATTGCTTGGATGGACCAACCTACATTCAGAACTGTGAAACTAAGCCAACTTATTGACGATGCTGATAAAATTATCCGACCTAAAATGCATCTAAGAGTATCCATTGACATCGATATCAGTTACGAGGAAGCAAACTTTATCAAAGAAAACTTTTACTCTAACTATGAAATTAGAGAACTTACACTAATCCCAGAAAAGAAAGAATTAGAAATAGAAACCAACATTGACATTAAGGCTTTTGAAAGTGTTGATGAAATTGTTATCAATCAATTACTTGGAATTGAAAGTAATAATATTGATAAAAAGAGATTACTAGAAATATACAACAACTTATGATTCGTTTAAAAGAATTAACTGTTAAAAATTTTATGAGCGTGGGTAATCAAACCCAGGCTGTCGATTTTGGCCGAGAGCAATTAACTTTAGTATTAGGCGAAAATTTAGACCAGGGAGGTGATGATTCAGGTAGCCGTAATGGCACAGGAAAAACCACAATCGTCAATGCTCTAAGTTATGCGCTCTACGGCCAAGCCCTCACTAGTATCAAAAAAGATAACCTTATCAATAAAATTAATAACAAAAATATGTTAGTTACACTAACTTTTGAAAAGTCAGGTAACAAATATAGAGTAGAACGTGGTCGCAAGCCTACAGTGATGAGATTTTTCGTCAATGACACTGAAAAGAGCATAGAAGAAACCGATGATGCTCAAGGTGATATGCGTGAAACCCAAAAAGACATTGATGAATTACTAGGTATGAGCCATACAATGTTTCAACATGTTGTGGCACTGAACACCTATACACAGCCTTTTCTTAGCCTTAGAGCCAACGAACAACGAGAAATCATTGAACAACTGTTAGGTATTACCATACTAAGTGAAAAAGCAGAAAGTCTTAAAGAACAAATTCGTCTAACCAAAGACAACATACAACAAGAAACTGCTAACATTGAGGCTATCAAACGTAGCAATGAAAAAATTGAAGTAAGTATCGCAGGGCTTACCACAAAACAAAGTGCTTGGCGTAGACAGCAGGACATAGATCTAGAAAAAATTGCTGCCAGCATACTAGAATTAAAGAATGTTGACATTGATAACGAACTAGTTCAGCACAGCAAACTAGAATCCTATATCACATTGTCAGGACGTATTACAAGTCTTAACAAAGAACGTGCTACTTTAGAAACTGCGGTGGGACAGGCCGAGAAAAATCATAAACAGTTTGTTAAAAGTTTAGAACAACTGGCTGCGCATAAATGCCCTGAATGTAAAAGAGGACTTCACGATGATCATATGCACAGTGAAATGAAAGCAGAAGCCCAGCGTAACCTCAGTGAAGCAGCACGTTATCTAGATAGTGTAGATGAAAAATTATCACGAGTAGTTGCTGAATTAGATGAGATAGGCGACATTAATGGCAGACCTATTACATATTATGACACTCTTGAAGAGGCACTCAAACATCAAAACAATCTTAATATATTAGAAGCAGCCTTAATCAAACGCAGTGAAGAAATCGACCCTTACCAAGAACAAATAGATGAACTTCGCAGCACTGCTCTACAAGAAATCAGTTGGGACACGGTTAATGAACTCACCCTAACCAAGGATCACCAGGAGTTTTTACTTAAACTACTAACCAACAAGGACAGTTTTATCCGTAAAAAGATCATTGATCAGAACCTTGCTTACCTTAATAACAGATTGACCTACTATCTAGATAGGCTAGGATTACCGCATCAGGTTAGTTTCTTAAATGATCTTAACGTAGAGATTATGCAACTAGGACAAGAACTGGACTTTGACAACCTAAGTCGTGGTGAACGTAATAGATTAATACTTGGTTTAAGTTGGAGTTTCCGAGACGTGTGGGAAAGCCTTTATCAAAATATTAATCTCTTGTTTATTGATGAACTCATCGACAATGGTCTAGATGCTGCTGGTGTAGAAAATGCGCTAGCCTTATTGAAAAAAATGGGTAGAGAAAGAAATAAAAATATCTACTTGATCAGTCATAAAGATGAACTTGTAGGTCGTGTTAATAACGTTCTTAAAGTTGTAAAAGAAAATGGCTTTACCAGTTATGCAAATGATTTGGAGTTTGCAGAGTAATGGAGGACCTGCACGAAAAATTAATGCGTGAGTTTAGGATATATTTTACAAACTATCAACAGTTTGCAGTTGAACGAACTATGGCTAGTGCTCGCAGATGTAGAATAAATTTGGAGAATATAAAACAACTTACGTATCAAATGAAAAAAGAATTATTACACAGTTATAAATTTAGGCAAAGAAGAGCAAGCGAAAACTATAAACCCAGAGGACAACCCCAAAAACCCAAGGCACCTGACCAAGATTCTGCTACATAGTAGATGTCTTGGTATTATAACAACGAACTAGTAGAAGAAATAGCAGAAGAATATATAGGCTTTGTTTATATCATAACCAATCTTACCAACAACAGAAAATACATAGGCAAAAAACTGGCTAAGTTTGCCAAGACCACTGTGCGAGTAGTGAAGTTAAAAAATGGCAACAAGAGAAAAAAACGTATTAGAGGCAAAGTAGAAAGTGATTGGAAGGATTATTATGGATCCAACGATCAATTGTCGTCAGACGTAGCAAAGTTAGGCACAGATAAATTTCGCAGAGACATACTTTATTTTTGTAAAACCAAGGCAGAGTGTAGTTATATTGAGGCACGAGAGCAATTCTCTAGGCGAGTATTAGAATCAGACGACTACTATAACGGACATATACAGGTCCGT